CAAGCATGGACAAAGTGGCAGTTACCTGGTATCATTCAAACAGCAGACATTATTAATGACTCTGTTTTTGTTATATCACAACAAGAAGATGAGTACACACTAGGTAAGATCATTTTAGATGAGATACCTTCAGGAGACTCTGTAGCAGGCGCTACTACCATTACTGGTAATACATGCCTAGACATGGCTACAAGGCCCGTCAAGCCCACCTCAAGTGTCAATGCGGTGGTGTATGATTCAACGAATGATGTAACTAAAATCTATGTACCTTACACACCATTTCAAAATACTAAAGGTGTGATGCTTCTTACTGTTCCTACAGCAGATGTAGGTACAACTGCAGCAGTGGATGCTGATGCTGGTTTCTATCTAGAGGCAACCGAACGTACAGAGATTGGTACAGGTTACCATTACTTTGAAGTTAAAGGTGACTATTCTAGTTATGCTGATGGTATTGTTGTAGGTTATAACTATGACTTTGAAACAACATTACCTAAGTTATACTATAAACAAGACGCTAACACCTCTGATTATACAGCTACATTAACTATCTCTAGAGTAACATTCTCTGTAGGTAGGACAGGTCCAGTGCTATTTAAAGTAAAAGCAGATGGATCTGATGAGTGGAAGAATGTAGAATATGTAACAGACGCTAATATCTATAAAGCAGATAGTAGTCCTATTACATCCGAACATCTTTTCACTATACCAATCCATCAACGTAATACTAATTTTGAATTAAAAGTGACAAGTAATTTTCCATACCCTGTGTCGTTNGTGTCAATGACGTGGGAAGGCAACTATTCACCACGTTTCTATAGGAGGGCTTAAATATGTTTAATCCAAAAGGTAATCATCTTCTAGATGAACAGCTAGCCGTCTCTGGTTTGGAGATGCAATTTTTAGACAAGATTGTTCAAGGCATCACCGGACACAACCAGGCTAAAAAAAATAATGCTGCTGCAAAGAAAAACGAAAGAAAGCTAAGGAAGCATCAGAAAAAAGTAGCAAAAAAAACTAACGAATATAATAAAAAAAGAGACGCAAATGATCAGGCAAATTATCATTTAATGCGTGATTATAGCCGTGAAACCAATATTAAAAATTGGCGTCAAGGNAAAAAAAATACAGATTTTGCATTTGCACAACAGCTAAGACAATTTGCAAAAAGTAATGAAATTGCTGCTGGGCAATTTGGATTAAATGCACAAGGTGCTACTGAAGCTGTTGAAAGGCAAAAAGCTTCAATTGAAGACATGTTTATTCAACAGCAATTTGAAGGTGAAAGTTCATTAACTGCTTTGAAAGATGCATACACTGAACAAGCTTTTAATGTAAGAGAAGAAAATACAAAACTACTTGGTATTCAAAGTAAACAAAGATTGGGTACAGCAGCTATTCAAACTCAAATAGATTCTCTAATGACAGCTGGATCTTTTCAAAAGCAAGCTTCGTTAGTAGAAGGTTTGTTAGAAGAAGGTAAAGCATCTTTAGGTCAAGCTGGTAAGTCAAGAACTAAAGCTAAGCAATCTACAGCTGCTGCTTTACAGCGTGGTCTTGTTGGATTAGAAGCTGAGTTAACTGGTAAACGTAAGCAAGCAGGTATTGAGTTAGCACANTTAAATGCTGAANCAAGTCTAGCNATTACAGGTGTTGGTCTTAATTTAGAAAAGATTAACAATGCTATTGAAAATGCCGAAAGTGAAGCTGAGTATAATGGCAGAGTTATGTCTGCTAATATGGAAAGTTTTATNAGTCAAGCTGAACGTAACATTGATGAAATTGTTACACAAAAACAATATGCTGATATGAATACTCAGGCACAAATGATGCTTGAACCAGAATTTCCAGGTTATGATCCTAAACCTACACAACCGCCTGAACGTATATTTATTAAATCAATGAAAGCAATTCCTGGATTTACACCAACTGCTGCCCGACAAAGTACATGGGCTCCAATTATTAATGCTGCTGCTGGAATTGCCACTGACTTAATTGGTATGGGTATTGGTGGTGGTTTTGGTGGTGGTAGTAGTGGTGGTTTTGGAACTAATACAACTATTGGTAGTGGTAGTTTTCAATTTAATAGCCAAACTGGTATCTATTGATAAATTAACTTCACCATTTTTAATTATTTAACTAACTAATAACTTATGGCACGTCTTCAATTTAGATCAGCTACACAATCAAAAGGGTTTGCCCCAATTCAATTATCTAGAGCTAGCTTGTCTGAAATGGAGAAGCGTGACGCTAAGTTATTGGATGCTTTAGAAAAAAAACATGCTGCTGAAATGCGACAGCGTGAGATTAATTTTGAAGCAATGGAGGATAATGCTGAATACACAGAAAAAAGGTTTAGAGAAAACAGACAGATTGAGATAGATAATTTACAACGTGAACAATCATCTCTTAATCAAATTGCTAATAGGGATCAACTTCAGGCTAGGTATGATCAGCAAGCTACTCAAGGTATTGTAGATAGTCTTTCTAAGATTAGTCCAACTATACAAAGAGTAGCAAAAGAACGAACTGCTCAGCAATTAGAAGATCAGACTGCGTTAGCAATGGCTCAGGATCTTGATCCTTATGAAGCACTATTGTATGAAGGTAGCTTTGATACAGTTAAAAGAGGTAGTATTCAAGCTGCTTCATCAATACAACAAGAAGGTGCTCAATCAGGTGAAGCACCTTATAAAACCTTTGAAGCACTTGCTGCTGAAAACGGTTTAGGTTTAATAGGAAAACGTGTCTTACTTAATAGACTTTATGGTTCAGCCTANGGTACTTTTTTAAATAAAAANTTACAAGATACTGAACAGAAATATCAATTACCTAACGGTAGAAAATTTTCAGGTGCTGATGCGTATAACTCACCTGACATGCTAAAAATTATTCAGAGTAACACTAGATCACAAATAGATGATCTAATGCGAACTAAGCATGGTATTACTGAAGCTTTATTTTTTTCACCAGCAAGGACTAATATTGAAGAAGAAAATAAAGTTAGGATAGGTCAAGCTGAAACAAGATCTATAACAATTAGTAAACAAATTGGAAATGATACGTCTGAAGAGTTACTAAAAGCTGGTGAGTATGATAACTTTTATTCAGCAAAAATGTGGGCTACAAATCCCGCAGTAACAAACAAAAGAGTAAGAGAGGCTTTAGCTGCTACTGATGATCCAGATATCCATGAAGGACTTGGTAATATTACTTTTATTGATAATAATACTGGTAAACCAACAACTTGGAAAGAAAAATTTGCCAAAACATATGAAGCTGAAGTAGCTAAAGGTATTAAAACTGGTCAACAAAAATTTGAAGCGGAGCAGGAATTTAGAAAAAATAAACGTAAACAAAACGTAGCATCTAATTTACCTACTATCACTAAAGGTATTGAAATAGGTAAAGAACCTGCAATTCAAGACTTTATAAAAACACAAGCTCAATTTGGTATTCCCGAATCAGAATTTCATCCCGTAATAAAACTTGCTATTGCTTCTTCACGTAAAAATTCAAAAGAAGCTGAACAAGAAGATTTAGATAGAGCTATTGCTGATTTAAGTCTTACTGCACAAAAAGCTAATTCATACGAAAATCCTGAAGTAAGAACAGCAGCTTTAGCAAAATTTGATGAACAAGAAAAAAAATACTTTGGAGACGATCACAAGGCAACAAAGGCAGCAATATTAAAAGATGCAAAAGATCGTACAAATGTTACGGATGGTGGTGATGCTAATAGTAGAACAAGGAAATTTTATAATGCATATATTAAAGAAATTATAAAGTGGAGCAAGTTGCCTGGAAATGAAGGTAAATCTTATGACGAGGCTGAGAAGGAAGTAAATAAGTTAGTAGAAGCAGGAGAACTAGGTATCTATGATCCTGTAACTAATCCACAAGGTGCTCCTTTAACTAATCCTTTTGCAAGAGGTACGGATGAACAAAATAATTATTTCTATCCAAATATAAATGGCATTGATACTGATAGGTTAACTTTTAATGATAATTTATTAATTACAAAGGGTGATGCTATTGCTGATATACCATATGCATTAGGTAATACTGATCAAATGNCCCNANCACGTGAAGATGTTGCACTAGGAAAGATTCCTACATATCCACCTTTAATGGTAAGAGCACTAGAAAAACTAAATGCTAATCCTAGGTATCAAAATAATCCATTAAAAATGTCTGAGTTTTTTCAAAGACAACAAGATGCTAATAATAAAGTTACAGGTAAAAATTTTCAGTTAATGCCTGCAACTCCAGAACAAGACTGGACTTTATCATTACCGGCTCCGTTATACAAAAAAGTAACCTCTGGAAATTTTTTTCAGTATCAACATGTAGAGGCAGTGGTTAGAAGAACTGTTAGTCAAAAGCTTCGGACTAGTTTTAGAGGTAGTGATCCTATGCAATCTTTACAAGACTTAGTATTAAGTGGAGAGGGTGACTTTACATCTGCTAACAGAGGAATAGCTGGCGACACACCTGGTGGTATTCCTAATCTTGATTCAAAAACTATTGGTGATTGGAAGAATCTTTATAAACAAGGTTATAATGCATTAGGTGGTCCACAATTTATTGAAAATACTTTTCTTGGCGCCGTTAATAGATTAGGACTTTCAGATAATACTGTTATGTCTGGAGACGTACAGCTTAAAGTTTTTAATGAATTAATTCTTGGTGGTGTAAAACGACCTAGAGTTAGTGCATATTTAAATGGTACAAGTGATGATTTACAAGGTGCTTTAGAAGATATGTCTCTTGAATTTGCATCAGTAGCAAATCCTAATACTGGTATTACTTCATACCCAGGAGTTGGTGGTAATAAAGCCTCTATTGATAGCAATAAAATGGCTAAAGTATTACAGCAAATTAGAACTAGTTTAATTAACACACAATGATTGATCCTTCAGAGAACTCTAGTGTAGACGAAAAAATTGAAGTAGAAAGACGAGAAGAACAACGCACCCTTTCAAATGCTCAAATTTTTGACATTCAGCAAAGGCAAGCAGCTGCTCAAGAGCAGGAGTTGGATTCTGAACCTCAATCTACTGAACCTTCTACGGAAGTACAACCAGAGTCTACACAACCAGAACCTCAACCTACGGGTGAGAAAACAAAAGAACCAGGTTTTTTACAAGGTCTTAGCTACTTTGGTCAACCCCTTGAAGAAACCAATGAACAAGTTAAAGAACGATTAAGTGCACCAGGTCAAGGTTTAATTGATACTGCTACAAATGCATTAAATATGCTTCTACCAGATAGAATGCAGATCCCTAAAGCTACTAAGTATGAAGACTCATTAGCTACAGTAACAAGAGACATCTCCTCTGTTGTAGCTCCTACTCTCTTACTACAAGGTGCTGGTATGGCAGCAGGAACGGCAGCTCAAGCTAAAGTTGGCTCTAAGGTTGGTGAAACAGCCTTTATGAAATTCATTGGTGCTAGGGGTGTTGAAGCAGGAGCATCAGTTGCAGTTGGACGTGTTGCCGCTCCTTATGCAGAAGGTGATAACTTCTTAGGTACTATTAAAAAAATGATGCCCCCTCAGTATGATTTCATCCCTGATAATTGGGCAACACTTGATACTGATGGTACAGATGCAAAACGACAAAAAAACATTAATGAAGATCTAGCACTTGGTTTTCTTCTACCATTTATTCCATTTGTCAGGAAACTTAGTAGCTCTTTAGAAGAAATGAAACAGGTATTTAAAGATCCTGTACTTATTGGTGAAACTCCTCAAGCAGTAAAAAAACTTGCTGAAATTGGACCACCTCCTAAAAGTGAAAATGTAGAAGAAGCAATTAAAAAGTATGTTGCTAAACAAGAAGCTGATCTAGATGAACTTGGATATTTTAATATGTCTAAGAATTCTGATACTAACATCCCTATGAAGGGTGTACATGACTTATATGACTTCAGAGAAGTAGGTATGAGGTCAGTAGATGACTTTGGTATTGTTGGTGCTAGTGTTGATGCAGCACGTATTGCTGCTAACAAAGGTACAGTGTATGGTCGTCTAGGTAATTTTATTAGTGAACCTGCTCTTAAGTATGGTTCCGAAACACCGGGTGGTGTAGAAGAAATTACTATTGGTCTTACTAAACAATTAAAAGAGGCTGACCGTTATGGAATGGAAGCAGCAGATTGGTCTATTAGTTTTGATGAAGTTCTAGCACAAGGTGATAATTTAGTTGTAGAACTATTTGACCCTTCTGCTAGTGTAGATGACATTAAACGTATTCTTGGTCCAGAAATTAAAACTAATGAGTTTGGTGCTGAAATATTAACTGAAGAAGGTTATAGCTCAGCACTACGTTCTATTAGTAAGATGGCTAAAGAATACACTGATATGGATGTAGCTAGAGCACAAGCTTATACTGCTACATCTATGGCTGGACAGATTGCTGATTTGTCTGAAGGTATTCGTCTTAATTTAGGTTCTATTTCTGAAGAAGCTGCTAAAGAAAAACTTCTTGATAAGATCAAATTTTTTCAACAACTTGTAGGTTCTACTAGATATTACACAAATCAAAAACGTGGTTTCTTAGCAGTTGCAGAGAGGATTAAAAACTTTGGTAAATCACCTGAACAGATTTCTAAATCTATTAGTGATGCATACCCTCAAGTTTTAAAAGATATTCAAACTGAAAGTGAGATGTTTACTGAAAGTTGGGAATATCTACAGAAAAATAGACCTGATATTTTAGATTCATTTCTTGAGATGTATGAAGCAACTGATGGTAAGATTCATTCTATTGCTACTTTAAATGATAGCATTCTTAAATCTTACGTCTTTATGCGTCCTTTTATTGATAAGGATCCAGATGCACCAAATCTTATAATGCAGGCTGTAAGAGGTAATTATTTTAACAGTCTATTATCCTCAACTACTACTGCGGCAAAGGCACTTTATGGTAACTTTTCTGGTCATATAGAACAACCTATTTCTTATTTTGCTGGTGCAATGATGAGAGGTAAATTAAAAGATGTTCAACGTGGTTGGATGGCTTATAATTCTATTTTTGATACACAAAAGAAAGCTTTACCATATGCTGGTAAGTTATTTATGAAAGCATCACAGAATCCTAATTCTGTAAAAAGCCAGACACGTCTTGATTATATGATTAAACAAGATGAATTGGCAGTTCAACATCGTGCTATTGCTGATGCTGAAGCAGCTAGGGGTAATCATGGATTTAAATTTGTGCTAAACTTTCATGATAGTTTAAAAGCAATGGAATCCGATCCTATCTTTAGATTAACACCAAATACATTTACAGCATTAGATGGTTGGAGTGGTGCTACTCTTGCTAATCAAGAAGCACGTTTTCGTGCTCTAGATGAATTAGAAAGATTAGGAGAAGCTGCAACACCAGCTAGAATCAAAGAGATTGCTGATTCTGAATTTAACAGTATGTTTGGTAAGGATGAACTTATTAAAGATCAAGTTGTTAAATATAGGAATGCAGATATTGCTCTTAACTTAGACTCAGGTATTACTAAAGGTTTAAATGAATTTCTTAGGTATGTACCAGCAGCTGTTCCAATTTTAACTTTCCCTACAACTTTAACAAATGTATTTAGGATCGTTGATGATACTATTCCTTTTCCGTTTAGAAGTTTTCAAGCAGACATTAATGATTTAGCCTATACTCCTCTACAAACTTTTATGGAGAATCCAGAACTAATGGAAAAAGTTCTGAAAAAACGTGGTTATAAATTAAATCAAATGGATGACGTTGCTAAGTTAAACGCTATCTCTGATATAAAAAATAGAACTCTTGGTAAAAAAGGTATTTCTGCTTTTATTACTTATTCAGTTATTGGTGGTGTACTAGCAGATCGTTTCTTTGGTGATGGTCTTTATAGTACAACAGGTGATGGTACTTTTGATCGTGGACTAAATAAAGCACGTCAGAAGAATAGTAACTGGAAAGCTCGTTCACAAGTTCTTGAAGATGGTACAAGAATTGAATATAATGAGCTTCTTGGACCTGGTATGAGTAATTGGGTAGCAACAGTTGCTAACATTGCTGATAACTTTGACTTACTTGGTGAAACTTTTACTGAACAGATGCTTGAAAAAGCAATGTTTGTTTTAGGTGCAGCCATGGCAGATAACCAAGCTGCTTCTATTTTAACACCTGTTGCAGAAATGCTTGCTGGTAATACTTATCAAATTAATCGTTTTATGGCTGGTCAAATTAGCTCACTTGGACCACTTGGTGGTGCTCGTAATCAACTTGGTCAATTACTTGATGGTGGTTTAAAAGAGATTAATAATGATATTATGTCTCATATTGCAAACCGTAATCAAATTATTGGTGTATTTGATCCTGTCAACCGTCTGCCTACTATTGTCAGTCCTGTTACAGGAAAAGCTCCTAATAAATATACTTTCTTACAACGTCTTTATAATCAGCACTCACCGCTTAAGATTCATCCAGCAATGGAGCCAGAAGAAAAATTCTTGTATGATATTGAATATGATGTTTCATCTGCATTTAAAGCACGTACTGGTGTTGAACTAGAATATGATGAACGTACTAAATTATTTGCAATCATGGGTGAAAATGGTTTCTTTAGGAATGAAATTAAACGTATTTCTAAATTAGCTGAGTCACGTAATACAATACAAGAGTTAAAAGAAGCACGTAGAAGTGGTGTAACATCGGAAACTACTCCTATTGGTAAGTATGATCGAATTCATATGGAATTAAATAGGGCTCAGAAAATAGCTGAAAACTCTGCATTTTTACAATTAGATTCTGAAATGCAAGATGCTATTCAACAGCGTATTAATCTGAAGAAAATGAATGATAGAAATGCTGAACTAGGAATTATCCCAACGAATCGTTACTAATGGCAACTACACAAACTACATATACAGGGAATGGTTCAACAACGAACTATTCATTTACATTTGAATATTTGAAACAAGCTGATGTTAAGGTAACACTTGACACAGTTGCTACAACTGCATTTACATTTGCTAACGCTACAACGCTGGCATTCACTACAGCACCTGCTAATGGTGTCGCTATTCGTATCTTTCGTGATACTGTTATCGATACTCTTAGTTCTACATTCTTCCCAGGTTCCGCCATTAAAGCT